AAAAATAAACGCCCTATAACACCGCATAAAACAAAGCAGGGCGTTGTTCTGCTTTTTAAAGTTCGAGCTTCATTTCATCCTTTGTGTAGGCGGATAGGGTGTCGCTCGTTATCCCTGCCTTGTCTTATGCGTAAACGTTATAAAACATTACCCACCGCACGGCTTACGTTCCAAAAGTTGGTGTAACTGGTCTTCATAAGTCATCATTTGTAGATATTTGCCATTAACACAAACTTTGTATGCTTTTTTGGTAGTTAATATTCGATTATAAATATCACCGCCTTCATTAGTATGTCCATTTTGAAGTGTTATGCATCCAAGTTTCCACATACTATTATTGATTCGTTTGAATCCATTCCTTTCGATTATTTCGTTTGTTAAATCCATCGCTAAAAACGTTTTATAACAAGGGGTTAATAGCATTTGGCTTCCCTTGTTGGGTTTCTATTAATTTCAATTTGTCAATATTACAGGTCGATAACACTGGTTCCAATCTCCAAACGCTACCAACCCCCAGCCGTTAGCAACTATTGTTTGCCTAAGAAACGTTCTGCCATAAAATCAAGGTAATCCCAATTTTCATCTTTAAACTCTTCTTTCCAGTCTTTGATAAAGGCAAACAACAGTTCCCTTCGGTTGCTAACAACAGATATAGCAAATAATTTTACTAACTTTTCTGCTATTTCATCAAAGTCATCTTTTTCAATAACTGTGTAGTTGTTCCCTGCTTCGTCAGAAGTGTTGAATGTTTCTGACATTAGTATTTCTATTATTTTTTGTTTCATATTTTATGTTTTTAATCCGTAAAATCACATTGCCATATCTGCGAACGTTAGAAAACATGCCGTTTCGAACGGCTCGTAAGTCAACCAGTTTGCCATAACCTGTCACAACGTAAACAATGTCTTAATCCGTTTTCGTGTATATAAAATTTTGTGCTTTTACAATTTGGGCAAACTTCCGTTGCCTTACTATGTTTTCTAACGCTTTTGCGTTCATTTAAGTTTAAAATTTTTTTGACAGCTTCATCAAGCCCAATTTTATTCAATTTAAAATCACATAATATTTTTGTAACTATTTTTTCCATAACAAAAAATTTTAAATATTAATTCTAATTTAGTTTGATGCTTATTCGGCACGGTTCTTATTACTGCCGTTGGCAATAATGCCGCATTTAGCGGACGCATCCAATCAGTTTGCTATACCTTCATTGCATTGTAGTACCACATTTCCCACAATGATAATCTCCTTTTGCTGCATCTGGTTCGTGTAATATGTGTTCGCAAACTTTTTTTGTCTGTTATTGTTTCCAATGGGTTCGGCGTTCATTCGTCAAATTTTTTAAATCTTTTATAACCCTCCGAGTCTGACTTCTTTTTCCAGCTATTCTAAATCTTTCGTAATCATCAGAACAGCTATATAACAATGATTTTAATCTATCAGACTCTTCTTTCTTGGTATTTCAAAACTAATTCTTCGATTGAATTCATAATGTTAATTGTGTTAAAAATTCAATTAATCTTTTATTAATAGTTCAATTCCCAAAACATCAAACATCTTAAAAAGAGCGTCTGAATTTAAAAAGTTATGGCCATTCTCAAAATTCGAGATAGTTCCTTTACATACTCCGATTTTATCAGCTAGTTTTTGCTGACTTATCCCGGATTGGATTCTTTTTTTTACGATTTTTTCTAACATAATTTTTTTTATTTATAAAATTAATACAATCTTCTCTAGTTGGTAATTGTGCAACTGTTTTAATAACGCAATCTGTTAAACAATAATATACTTCATATTTTTGAGTATAAATATTAAATCTTATTCTAAGGTCTTTCATGGTTTTGGGTATTAATTTACAACAAAGATATACAAATATTTTAATATAACAAATATTTATACTAAAAAAGATAAGTTGTTTTTATAAAAACCGCAAAGCCCGGCAATCACTTTAGATTGTCGAGCTTCGAAACTCAATTATCCGAGAATGGAACAATCAGCAAACAAATAATATAATAAACTTATGGCAATAAAAAAAGAGGCTGGATGAACCCAAACCCCTTTTTAACCCTAAAACCAAATTATGAAAAAACCACTATTTTTTTATAAACTCAATCGATACGCTATTATTTATAGTTGCGTTCGGGTCGTCAATTACCGATATTGTCTTTTGATCGTAACCCCACAACCAAACCGCATTAGGCAAAATTAAATGTTTTTTGCCGTTTTTCCTATTTTTTGCCTGCAAATAACTAACAGTTGAAACCTCTGCACGATATTCATAACGAACATCCAGAAAGTTATCGACCTGGAGAAAGTCAATTTTGATATGTTTTTTTTCTATTGGTTTGATCTCAATATTATCACAATCTAAAAAAATCAATTCCGTATAAGCCGAATCTTTACTTATCAATTCGTTTTTTATGTAGTTATTAACGTTTTTAAGCTTCAAATCTAAATCTTTGATAGTTTGCTTAGCTTTTACTAAATCGTTTAAATAAGCGTTGTTTTTCGCGCTTATTTCACCGTTTAAATTGTCAAGTGCTTTATACCTTACTTTCCACTGTGAAATTTCAACAGCATTTTTGCCGGATTCTGTTTTAAAATTTTCAATAGTAGAATTAAGAATAGTATCTACATTCTTTTTTTCTTCTTTGATTTTAGAACATGATCGAACACTAACAACAGCAAAGATCAAACAAGCAACTATAATTACCAGTTTAATTAGTTCTGCAAATTCTTTTATCCAAGTAATTATTTTCATTCTTTTATGCTTAAATCTAAAGTTGTTTTTACTTTCTTATCCATCATATCAACAACTGATTTGAATAACTTTTGACCACCAACACCAAATGCAACCGCAACTAAACGAGCTGCATCAAACCATCCAACTTGCATTAAACCTTCTTTTAATTCGGTTACCCAAATCAAAGTGCATCCGGCTAAGATGTTAATAATAGTTGTAAAAATGTATTTCTTTTCAAATACAGTATTTCCTTTTTTGCCGATAAAGTCAAAACTTGCGTAAAGTATTGCCCCAATGGCTGCTGCTAAATAAAGTGTGTACATAATTATTATTTTTTAGTTAAACATTCATTTCAAAATGACCCGAATCACCATCTTTGCCAAATCCTTTAAAGTACCCGCCCCATCTATTTTTTTCGTGCAAAGATTCCCAGTAAATTCCTAAAACCTCAATATCTTCTTTTTTAGTTGTGTAAACATTGTTTTTAAAGACGTTCAAATCAATTGCGACTGACTTCAAATGTTTAGAATCTAAGGTTTTTGAAAGGCCATTTGCTACTAATTTTTTTTGTAACTCTAAATCTCTTTTTAACCATGTAGCAGTTAATTTAAGACCGATACTTTCAGCATAAGTTATTAACTTTGCTAAGTTTTGTAAAAAAATCCATTGATAATTTGATAACATATTAATCCTTTCCCGGTAATGTGTGATTATGCCTGTTTTCGTTCCCCGATCTTATCCCTAATCCGTGCATATAACATAAAACGCTTACCGATGGTTTTATTTCTTCAATATAATCAGCATTCTTCCTCGCAGTTGACTTAGTATATTCGATATCTTTTTTCATTTCTGCAAGGCTTACGCTTATGCCTATGTAGACACCTATTGCAGCAAAAAAAGCAGTCAATAAATATTGAACCGAACTTTTGCCTAAATCAACTATCTTTTGTACCATTTCTTATTACTTCTTATTACCCGGTTTGTTTATGTATTTTAGTTGCATAAAAAGAATTTCATTTTTTAGATTCATTCTTGTTTTATTCAATTGTTATTTCACTTCTAAAATAGTTAAATATTGGTATTTCTAGTTAATAGTAATCTGCCTGCATAAATGTTATAAAATTCATCAACAGTTATTGTTATTATTCCGATAGTATTTATATAATCTAATATTTCGATAAAATCTGCTGTTAAATAATCAATTGAACTTACAGCATTGCTATTTACTATATTATGAAAGTTTAAAAATCCAATCCCATTAACTGCTTTAATTCTGTCAATTTGTAATTTTACATCAGCAACTGTTGTCTCGTTTGATGGAGAGTACATACTCAATTTATACGGATATCCAATTTCCCAATTATTTGGCATTCTATTATTAGATAATCTGCCTGTTTTCGCACCCCAACTTGTTACAGCACTTAAAACAGTATCACTATAAGCTCCTTGTGGATATGCTACGTGTTTATCTCCTTTAGTCAATCCTATTGCATTTAAATCCGTTTTACCCGCTTCTAATTCAGTAACTATTTGCTCTTCTGTTAATGTTGTTAACGTTGTATGATTTTGAGTATGATTACCAACCATACAATTATTTGCTTCTAGGTCTAATAATTGAGCTGTTGTTAGCCTACCATTTTCATTAATATAAGAAGTAATCATATAATGGGTAGATACCATATTTCTTGCTTTTAAAGCAGGAAAAGCATTTGTGTACTGAGTTGATGAACCATCGTCAAAAGTTATACATATAGCAGGTACTATTACCTGATTTGATGATAACCAATCAAACGAACATACAGACGTTTGTCCAGATATTGTATTTACTCTAATTCTTATGTATTTTATATCAGCCCAATCTGGATTTCCTGCATTCGTAATCCACGATAAGCCCCATAATATATTCCATTGATTTGCAAAAATTGTACTTGCGTTTATACTCGATCTAAACGAATTAGTCATTGAAGAATTATTTCCTAAATAAATTACTATCGAAGTCCACGTTGTGCTTGGTGTAGAATTTGGAAACATTCTTAACCTAAAAGAAGCTCCATTATCACCAGAAAAATTATAATTCACAGCTTTTTCTAGTGTTACCGCTGTTCCTAATGCAGAGGTTAACTTTATTGAGTTATCCCCTTCTATTTTTTCAGTTGAATTTAATCCAGCATATCCTGCTGTAACCCATGCGCCTATACTTTCAAAACTTTCTATTGTCACCTCATCAGTTATGATAGCTTTTTGTGGCAAAATAAATGCACTAACCACACTTGTAAAAGCAGAATACTTCGAACCGTTTTTACCTCTTGCTTTGTAAAAGTATTCAGTTCCTTGTGTTAATCCTGTATTATCATAAGTCAAAGTGCCTTTATCAACCGTTGCAATTAAAGTATAAGTACCTCCCTCTGTTGTGCTTCGCCATAGTTCGGTAATAAAAGCACTTACAAATGTTAAGGTTAAAACAGTATCGCTAGTAACTGTTATTGCTAGATCAGTCGGTATTGAAGGAGTTGCCAATGCCCTTTTAGCCCCGTTTATGTTTGCGTTAATGTTTATCATCAGTGTAATGAATAATGTATGTAAACAAATGCCTGTCCTTGTGTTGCATCGTTATTTTGACCATCGTAAGTAAAAGTTATATTTGTTGAACCTGTCATTGTATCAGGAAAAAATGATGCACTCCCTGTATCTTCGAAATTCCATCCCATTACATTAGCCTCAATTGGAGCCCACGGAGTAGAAGTGTATTTATCAAAGTCTGCTCCTGTTCCTACATTTATTAAATCTGTTCCAGAATCATTAAAAGCTGTTATAATTTCAACTCCTAATTGCCATACCACAGCATTAGCAGGTAGAGTTATAATAGTAGTTTGAGTTTGATTTGTGTATAATACCTCGGCTTTGGCTATTTGCATTATCCCTTTTCCTGAAATAGTATTAGTTACGTCTAACGTTCCGTTTATCCTTACTATATCGTTGGCGAAGTCACCATATATCAAAGGGGTTGCGCTGTTTGAGTTTTCGATGTAGAGCTTGTTCGAGCCTGTTTCGTTTTGAGCAGATAAATGTCCGATAAAAATATTTCCGGTTGCATTATTTGTACCTCCAGACTGATCTCCTATAAAGACATTATTTGATCCCGTTAAATTATTACCTCCGGCTTGATATCCTATAAATGTATTTCTTTGTCCTGATGTATTTTTTAATCCCGCCCTATATCCTATAAACAAATTATAACTATTAGTTGAAGCCTTACCAGCTTCATAGCCTAAATATACGTTGTAAGCCCCACTTACATTTAATGAACCTGCATCTATACCCATAAATACATTAGATTGTCCAGTTGTATTTATTTTACCTGAATTCCTGCCTATAAAAATATTATTAGTTCCAAAATTTAACGTTAAAGTAGTATCATTCCACTTGAAGTTATCCGACCATTGTAAGTCTGTTCCTGTTGAGTTCATGAAGCCTATTTGGTTGGCTGTGCCGAGAGTTATTGAACTGCCAGAAGTGCCATCAAAGAAATTGCCATTCACATAAATAGGAGTTTGAAATACCGAAGTGTCTGAAAAAGATGTTAATCCTTTTATATACAATGAATTAACTCTTGCTCTGATAGTATCGGTTGTTACTTTCTTTAGCGTAATACTATGCTGTCCAAATGCGCTATTTAGAATTAATCCAAATAAAAATAATAAAATAAGTTTTTTCATAACTATTTTAATAAAAAGAAATCAGTTTGTAAAATCGTTGTTCCTGTCAGATAGATTTTTTTAACTAAAATATTTTTTGAATCTGCCTTTTGTGCATCCATAACGGCCTTTGATGCTAATGGCTCACCCCAAAGAACAACCATTATATCACCAGTTACAGAATCATCTTTTACACAAAAAAGTGCTGGCTCTGTTAATACGTTTGCAGCTACATCATCCATTGTATGAGCTACTCTTTCCGTTCCTTGTATAACAGAAAATGTTTCCTTGTTTCCTGATCCTGATCCTATTTTCATGATTATATATTTTTAATTGCTATGTAATTTATATTTCCTGCTGATAAACAATTTACTGTAAACCCAGTAGCTGTCTGAGCTGTAACCTCTACACCCGCCCCGCCAATGTCATAAACAATTAGCGAGTAATCAGTTGTTCCAAATGTTGAACTAAAATCAATAGTGTTATTTCCTTGATCAACCGAAACTCCTCCTTCTGATCTTATCAGATATTCGGCTATCAAACCAAATAATACAGATTTACGCACATTATTAGCCCCTGTTTGACTTGGAAAACCAGCGCCAAAGCGTATGTTATCATCTAAAGATGTTAATAATGTTTGGTTAAATAATTCCTTTAATGCCATTATTTAATTGTTTTTCTTACGCCTGTTATTCTAGGTGTAAAGGGTTTTCTTCTTGTCGTGCAATTCCACAAAGTGAAAATATCTGCATTTAAATTCAAATATTCTTTTATTATTTCAAACTCTTTTAAAGCGATCGATCTGTTTTCGAGCTGCAAACGTTTGATATATCCTTCACTTATTAATTCACTGTCTGGTCTGGTTTTAACAACAAATCCTGTAAAAGTATCGTTTATCATGCTCTCACCTATATAACGAGAGTAATTAAGATATGCTAAAACAAATCTTATACCTCTATGTCTTATCGTGTTCCCATTACAATCTTCGAAAGTTGTTCCGTTTAACAAAAGTAAATTATTCGCTTCCGTTGGGTTTGTTTGTAAATCTTGTAATAAAGCAACTCCCAACAAATCATATAGTTCTTTATTCTCAACTTCGAAAGCAAGTTGATCGTACTTACCTGCATTGTTAGCTGATATTTTTTTTATAGCTTGCTGCTTTATGAATGTTAATAAATTAGCCATTTGTCTGAGTTTGGTATAAAGATAATTCTTTTATAGACCAGTCCTGATTATTTTTTAATCGAACATCTTTTGCATTTGAAAAAATCTCTTTAAACATTTTAGATACTAATTTCCTGTCATCCTTAGTCATTGCATTATAGTAGTTGGTCGCCTGGATTATTCCTTCTCCACTTGTTGTACCTAATTTGCTTTCATCGTAATCAATTAAAACACTTGGTAACGCCTTGTTGGCTTTTCGAATAGTATTTGCTAACCCCTTCTCCCAGTTTTCGAATAGTTTGTCGTTTACATTTGACTTAATTGAATCAATTGCAAATGCACCAGTCTTTTTTATCTCTCCAGTTGTTGGGTCGAGTTCATCTTCTAAAATCAAAACCGAATCACCATCCGGGCCGATAAAGGACTTTATACCTGCTTTTAATATGTCAGCTTCTTTTTTATCAGCTGGATTTTCAACCCTGAAAACTGTTTTATCAAAAAATCCGTTTCTTATTTGTCTATTTTTGAATAGCTGTATCTGACTTTCAGTGTCGGCATCCATATAAACAGGATCGTAAGGAGAAAGAGGATAAAGAAACTGATTGTCTATAAATTCAAAATAAATTTGTCCGGCATATTGATCTATTGAACCTGCTTTTTTTACCTGAGCTGCAAAAACTTTTTCGTTAAGATTGAAAATATCGTACCATTTAATTTTTCTCTGTTCAAACTTCAAATCCTTGTCTTTATCCCAGTTTTCATAAACTGCAATTCTCGAAGTATAACCTGAATCATCTATCTTTGCAAATCTGCAATATTTGAATGGTACTAATTTTGCATTAACAACCTCACGATTAAGATTAAGATTTGCGTGAATGTAAGCACCGTTATATATAGCCATTGAGGCTGCAACCTGCCTAAGTAGATCAATCACCGTTACCTCTTTGCTTCGTTGATCTTTTCCTATAACTATGTCGTTTATATCGGATACAAACCCAGAACCAGTTAAAAACCTTGCATATATATCTGATGATGCTTTCGCTGTTACCGAACTATTGACAATCCTTTCAATGATCTGCGGATAATCGTTTTTTTCTCCAAAGGTCATAATACCTTTAGAACCGTTAATATTTATTGATTTATCAAGTTTTACGACAACTCTTTTTTCGAGTTCGGCGTTTACAAGTTTCATTATTTTTTGGTTTTAGGTTTTCTTGGTTTCGCTTTTACTGGTTCAATTTGTTCTTCTTCGATTATTTGTTTTTCAATTTCTTTTTCTTCCAAATAAAGAGCTGGCAATTTTTCAAAATCAGACTCTTTTAAAATTCCTTTTTGCAACAAAGTTGTTGCCTGTAAGTCGGTAATAAACTCGTTGCTAAAATGTCTGCCCTGACTTGGAATAAATTTCAGACCAACCCATTTTGGTTTACAAGTTCTTTTATTTAATTGTTCAAATTCTTCTGCTTTCATAATTCCGTTTATTTGTAATTGTATGAAATATGATCTTTGTGAATCGGTGCAGGTCTTTGGCTGCCCCCCGTGTAGATATAATTTAGAATAAACTCTCAACAACTTCAAGGAATCCGAAGAACTTACTATTTCTTCGAACTCCTTATTTAATAGTTGTTTGACTTCATCAATCATTACGCTTGTGGTAATGTCATTAACCCTTCAAGCATTGCTAACGTGTTAACATAGGCTGTCCCGTCTTCTGGAACGGTTTCGGCTGCTAAAACAACATATCTTGAATATGGTTCTTCTTGCCCTGATAATGACATCAGTTCAAGATTTCTCGCTCCGTCAATGTCATTTGCTCTTTGCGTGTCGGTAGATTTCCATAACCCTTTTTTCACGCCATAAGCCATAAAAATTCCGTCTCCTGTTAAGTTTTTATCCTTACTTTCAGTAACAACAACAAGATCATCCATTTGATCTACGTTATTAATGTCTTCGACCAATGTTTCAAACTGTTGTAATGCAAAATAATGAACATACTTATTAGGTCTGTCATCTGCAACAACAATATCATGCCCGGCGTTAAGAAGTTTTTTTACTCCTTTTATTTTGTAACCTATTTTTCCCTCTGCATTTTCTAATTCAGTAATTTTGTTCAATACTGTATTATCGTAAGTTACAATCAAATCCTTTCTGTTGAATGCCCATGCTTCAGCTTCTAATCCACCAGAAGCAGATGTAGTGCAATTCGAAACAATGTTTTTTACTATGCTGTCTGTGCAATCTGCCATATCTTTAACGTTTTAAAATTCTGATTTTTAAATCTGTTAACTTCATGTCGCTGCCTGCTCCGGCTCCTAAGAAATACACTTGTAAATATCGCCAAGCAACCCCATCTGCATAAGTTTCTGATGTAGTGATTGTTTGCGCTCCAACCGTATTAGTTATAGCCGGAACTCTTATGGTATCTGCATAATTCAACTGTATTGTTGCAGAATCCTGAACTATATTATAAGCCGATTGAGTTATTACATATTGTGCAATTGTCGCTGTCGCTGTATTTGTCTTTGTGAAGCTCGAATAAGTGAATGTAGTATCGTCAGTTGTGACATACCATATAATTGCATCACCAATATTTTCCCATGTCGAACCATCCATCGAACCACGCAACCGGCAAGTAATATCCGTTGCATCGCCTGAACTATCAGCCGCAACTTGAATATGATAATCATAGGCATAATCTTTCAACCCTAAGAATATGCTTTTAGTAAGTAACCTGGAAGAGTTAAGGGTATCACCAGCAACTCTGGTATAAGTCTTAAACGTTTCATTTTCCTTAAACGCTATCTGAGCGTTAAGAATGCTTGCGAAAAATATCGCTGTTATAATTAAAATTAATCTTTTCATTTTTTTTTCTCCTTTCTTAGTAAGCTACTGCCATAGCATATTCAAGTAAAATTTTAACATCTAATTTATATGCAAATTTGATGTAATGCTTTTCATCATCTTGTGAGTACCAAGATTTTAAAGTTGTTAAACTTTCTTCATCAGATGTTCCGATTGGGATATTGTTCAAATCTACTAAAGTAGCTCTGTGAGGCAAGTAATAAGTATCACCAAGATCATGATAAGTACGGATAATTCTATCCCAGTCGTGACGTACAACTATTGGAATGCCTCTATAAGACCATTTAGTCGAACCCTGTTCAGCATTTGACAAAGTAAATACCAAACTCTTATCTTCTAAGAAATCTTGCCAGTTAGTAAACAATGAACGAGTTATTTGAAATACCAAACTCTGACCATCAAAAGCACGTGGGTCTATGTTGTTATACATTGCCCTTAATGTATCCAAGGCATCACTTGCACCAAGAGCCAGCTGAGCGGCTTTTGTTGCTTCATTGTTTTTACTTAATGTGTGACGGTAGATTAATGCGCTGCCTGCCTGATCTGTAAAAACTTGTTTCCACATACCGTCAAGCATATTGAAATAAGTCTTGGTTGTTCCGGCGGTTAAATAACCTCCTGAGCCAACAACTTCTGCGGCTGTGTCTCCGAAATCTGCAATTCTTAATTGTGATTGTACAACCGCATCAAGTACAACGTCATTGATAAAAGCCATAAGTTCATTGTCAACTTCTTCCCATGTGTTTGCTGCAATTCTTGCTTTTTTCCAGAACTTTAAAAGGTCTGGTAAATCATCCTGACAATGTGTAAGCTTACCGCTAATTAATTTAGGAGTCCATTGTTTCTGAGCTACTGGAACCTGTCCTGTTTCTGCGTTGTTTGTACAACTTCCTGGATCAACTTTACCAATAAGACCTAATTGACCAAGAATAGGGATATACTTGTCCATTTCTATTCCTGTCATTATTGCGTGTGCCTGAACTAATTCAGGTCTTTTGTAGAGTGCCTCAAAGATCAACTCTGATGTTGCCCTTGCTTCTTCGCTATTAAGCGTTAAGGCTGAAAAATCTGTTATCGCTGCCATGTTTATTTATTTTTAAAAGGTTTTCTTACGTTACTAGGAGGATTATCCAGTCCCTTATTTGAAGGCGGATTCTCTTTCGAATATTTATTTTTAAAATTCAAAAATTCAGTTTCAATTGCTTTTAACTGTTTTTCTGATTCTGATTTTAGAGCCGTTAAAGAAGTTTCTGATTCTTTTATCTTGGCTTCTTTTTTCAAAAGTTCTGCTTTTAAAAGTTCAACCTCTTTTTGCAATGCTTCGGCTTCGCTGATTGCTGGCACAATTTCCGTTAATTCACCCGCTGTGAATTTGTAAACTGAACCATCATCCATGATAAACTCGCCATCTGCCGGAGTTCCGTCAACTGTCGCTTTTATGCCTAAAACAATTTGTTCCGGAGTCTGAATTGTTTCTCCGAAGTCCAGTTCTTTTCCTGTGGCATCTTGAAGCATCATTGATTTTGGTTTAAAAAATGTATTCTTAAAACTAAGCAACAATGATTCAATGCCTGTTAATTTTTTTTCGATCTCTTTGTTTTCCATTGATTCATCTTTTTTGTTAATATTAATGTATGCTACTGCTTTTAATTCGTGTTTTTTTACAATCGCAAAACCCAAACTTTCAACCTGCTCAGGCGTTAACGGGGTATTTTCATCCATAAAAGCCTTTAGAATTTTTACGTCTGTTCCGGTATCTTTTGAATATTGTGTTGATAATTCTTTTTCAGTTCGTTTGCTCTCCTCTGCCATTGAAGCCAAAGTGTCCGCATCTAAAATAAATCCCATTTGATCTAATTCTGCACCCTGCAAATAAGGATTGTGAACTAAAAACGAACCTTTTTCCGGGTAAAAATGTCTGTTGATCTTTGGCGGAGCTAAGAAAAGTTCGACCGCTGCACTTGCAACATCACCTGAATTTTTAGAGTAAAGTATTTTTTTTGATTCGTCTAATGCTTTTCGCATTTTTTGTGATTCTGTTAAATCACCTCCAGGACTGTCAATAATTAGCAACACTTCGTTAATATCTTGCGATGCGTTCAGATGCATCAATAGGTCAGAATGCTTAAAGTCTTTTCCTATTTCTCCGATAATTGGTATAATATACATAACCTTATGTTTATTTAGACAAAATTAAAATAAGAAAATAAAACAAAAAAATATATCATAGTTGCTTTTCAGTCTTTAGAATTTAGTACAGCTCCAAGTCATTATAAATTGTAGCTTGTGAAATAAATAACAACTCTTTTAAACAATCTATAACATCACATGTCTTATTACATTTAGCCATTTTCTTGGATAGTTTTTCAAGATGCTTTGCCCCTTCTTTTGGGCTCTCGATTGATAGCTGTATAAATGCCTTTCGGTTTACTTTGTCGATGTAGTTTTTTTTCATAAAGTGGCTGTTTTACTCATGTTGCTATTTAAATATTGATTGTTTGTAACATCATCAATTACTAAGGTAGGCTGAATTGGATTATCCTGTAATGCCTTTGAAACTCCGCTTGCTACTGAATCAGAACCAAAATCGTTTGACTCCCTGCTTACTATCCCTGCACCTACACTCGCGCTTGTCATTTCACGTGATACACTTGGCATTGATTGCATTGCAGCTCCAGAACTTGGCACGCTTCCACCTTTTGAAGAATCACCTGGCAATCCTGATTTAACAGATAATATTGATTTTACTTGAGCGTATCCAGCAACTAAGGCAGCACCAGCCGCAACGATACCAAGACCATAACCCGCAGGAGTTCCTGTACTTGCAAAATCTTGAAAACTACTCACGGCACTTTGTAAAGTCGTTATTGTTGTACTTGCAACCGCAGCAGCTTTACCTATGGCTGTCTGTTCTCCCGCTATAACCGCTATATTTTCTGTAAACCCTTTTGCTAGTGCTAGTTTAGCATTAAATTCAGCCCTTGCAAGAGCTTGTTTGGCTTTGGAGTATTTCTTTTCAATCAACAAAACATTTGCCCCTAATTTTTGAGCCGCTGCTATTTCTTGCTGCTCTTCTTTTTCGAGCCATTGTTTTTTTAATTCCAGTTCAGCAAACAAGTTGCCCTCTGCAACAGCCATCTCATTTTCATGATCGAGTAATTGCTGTTCATACAATCGATCTCTTTCTTGCTCCTCGTATTCAAGTTGTAAATCTGTTTTAAGATTGTTAAGATTTGTCTGCTGTTCTAAAATCGCATAATCATACTCGCGTTGGGTTATTAATTTATTCTCAAGTTGTAAGTCTAAAGCCTCTTTTTCCAGTCTGTTTATTTTTTCCTGTCGCTTTATTTCTTCATTAATTAACTCTTGTGTTAATTGTTCTGCTCTTTTTAGTTTGTTTTCGCTTGTTAATAGATAAGTTTTTAAATCAATCTCTAAATTATTAATGGTTTCGTCAAGTCTTTTTTTCGCTTCTGCTAACTCCTTTTTTTCTGCTTCTGCTTTTTCTGCCTCTGCTTTCTTTCTTCTTTCTGCTGCTTTTTCTTGCGCTTTTAACTCTTCTTCTTCGGTTTTTTCGATAAGAACATTTTGTCTTATCATCGCTTTTTCTCGAATAGCTATTGATTCATTTATTATTTGTTCACGCTTTGCGGCTGTCTCGCTAAGGTCTTTTATTTCATCTTTTGATATTTGTTTTGTTATAGATAATTGCAATAAATATTCAGCACCTAATTCCCTGGCTTTTGCCTTTTCTTCGTCTGTTAGATTGTTTTTGTTTATTACGGTCTCTAATTTTATTCTATATTCTTCGTCAATAAGTCTTTTCCTTTCTTCAAAAGCTTTTTGTTCTATTTTTAACGCTTCATCAATTAGAGCTATTCTTTCTTTTTCTGTTTTAGTTCTATCTTTTGACTGTAATAGAAGTTCATCGATTTGTCTTTTATATTTTGCATTATGTTCTAATAATAAGATATTTGCATCATCAAGAGCCTGTTGTGCCATTTTTAAATTCTTAGCTTCAATAGCTGCATCTTTCATTGCCTTGCCTAATCCATTAAAAGATTCGTTTAAATTTTTATTACCTGTTATAAACCCGATAAACGCATTTTTAAGAACATTAAAAGCCGCAACCATTGCAGCAATAACTTGGTTTATTCTATCTAAAACAGGCTCGAATTTTTTAAATAAATTATAAACAAGAGTCCCCACTGCCACAATTGCAGCTAAAACAGCACCTAAAGGAGTAGAAACAAAAGCCCATGCCGCTTTAGCCATTCCAAGTAACCCATTTATAACTCCTCCTATTGGAGTTCCTAAGCCAGAAAGAGACTGTGCGTAATCGCCAATAGCCATCTTTTGCTTTTGCGACTGATCTACATTTTCCTTTATTATTTCCGTATTTCTGTTTATTGTTTTGTTTATTTCCAAATTTCTCTTAACCCCTTCTTCGGTTGTAAGATTAAGTGTTTTTTGTTCTATCCTTAGTTTTTTATTCGCAGCCTCAAGCTCTGCTAAAGTTCCAACTGATTGTTTGTTTGCGGTTGTAAGTTTAACAAGCAACCCCTCTTGTGTCCTCAATTCTGTCGCTTCTGCTTTATAAGCCGCTTGAGCTTTTATGTGAGCCGCTGTATTTTCTTCCGCCGTTCCTCGATATTTGTCGGATTCAGCTTTTAGTTCGGCTGTTTTTTTTCGCAATGTCTCAACATCTTTTATGACCTGATCGAAGTCTATGTCAGCTTCATATAATACTACCTTTTCAGCCATATTAATTAAATAAAAAAGTTATTACTACCATCAACAAACGGATTACCATTTCCATCAACAAACACATCAACATCATATGATTCACCAATTGGAAGCGGCGGTGTTTCCCCGACTTTTATTAAGTCTATTTTTGTAGGTTTTTTATTATCGTCTGGATTAAACCCACTGATTTTATTTATAAAAAAACCGCCTCTCAACTCTTTGATATAATAAATTTTGTAAAAGTCTAACGCTATAACGTCATTAATGGTTAGCCATTTTTCAATTGTATAAAATTTCGGATATTCATAAATGGTTTTTAAAAGATTGTATTCACCTGTAATACTATATAATTGAGCAATCCTTAGTTTTAACGTTGCTGTAAATGTGAAAAACTTAACAAATTTAGTCGTATAACTCAATCCCGCAGATATAAGAAATGTAAATGTCTCGAAGCTTTCTTCTGTCGATAGGTTTATAATACTCTCGTTATCACTGTTTATTATTACGTTTGGATAATAAGAGTCAAAATCAAACAGTTCTTTTTTTGGTTCTAGATTTTTGTTTTCGCTCGTTATTAATAAATCACCTTCATCTTCGGTTGCCCCTTCGAACTTGACTCCGTATTTTATTTTGTTTATTTGCGCAATGCCTGAAAAACTAGGCTTAAAAACAGTTTTTCTCAAATCTATTTTACCCGAAAATTTAACAACCTTGCCATAAGTAAGTATGTCATCAAACCTTTTCATGGATATACTTAACTTTGTCAGGCTGTTATCTTCCAATACAACCAAGTTAAATAACTGGATAAAGCTCTTTAAAAAATCATACATTGTTTTTTCTGCATAATCCAGTATGTTATAAGGCGGGTATGAAATCAATGAGGGGGCTGTTGAGATAACAGTTATTTTAAAAAAGAAATTACTTTCACCCGGCCCGGCGAAGTCTATAGCCAACCTTCTTAATGGAATGTATATATTTGGAGCATAAACATCGTTCCAAATATTACCTGCATCGGTTGTGTTTAAATTAAAATCTACATCGAATTTTTCTTCCAGAAACTCAAAAATAGTTTTAACAAAACAGCAAACGTGACCACCGTTTCCACCCTGGTACCAAACATGAATATTATCTTCATCCTCAACAAATGCCCCTGAACCATCATCTTGCATAAACAAATTACCGAACATATAAGGGATGATAATTCCTTCGGTATTGTTTGCGTAAATATCCATCAAATCTTGTAACGTGCCAGCAAATTGATCTGTAAAAATAGGTACGTTTTTTTCAGTATTCAACCAAGCTAAAAAATCAGTAATAAACTCCGTATAAGTATAAGCTTTTAATTCATCCCAAAACTCGTTTTTTTGGAATATTGTAAGTTTGATTCTGTCGCTTATCTCTGTTATTATACATTTACCTTCAATCAGTTTCTCGTTATCCTGCCAATATTCAATGTTAAGTTTGTCGTAAACTTCCATCCCGAAGCTTTGAGCATCTTTGGCAAATCCAAAAATAACATTATTGTTTTCTGTAATTGGAAGAGTAAATGAATTTGAGTAAGATATTTTTCTGTTCGATGGGTCGTTTATGTCATAATTTTGAAAATTAATCCCGATATTCGTTTTACTATCAATATCCGCCTTAATGCTATTTATTAACAATAATTTCATATCATCTTTATAGTAAACGTTTCGGGTAAAATTACATCTATTTCTATCTTGGAATAATCGCCTTTTTTAATCCTTATTTTCGAATCCTTGTTGCTAATCGTAACCATTAACCAGTCTTTAGGTTCGTAATTCGAACCGTCACCAATATACAGGTAAACACAAGGACTTACAGACAAATCATAATATAAATGCAAATCATCCTGTGGAACCTCATCGGCAATTAGATTAAGGCTGTTTTCAGAATCATATCCTACATTTCTGGTATTTGATTGACCGGATAATATGTTTTCTATCAACCTACTTGTTGAGCCTATTTGTTTTATTTTTGCTTTTTGCTCCCAAAATCTATTAAAGGCTAAAAATTTATATTGACCGTTACGATCTAAAAATTTTAAAATCTTAGGGTTGCAATGAGTTTCAACTTTTATTTGTTTCGTTCCTTCAAGTGTTCCGTTTACATAAAATTTTACGGTTCGATCAACACTTGCAATACATCTAAATCTGTAATATCCCGTTTCGCTCATATCTATACTGGATTAAGAATAACAGTTTCTGTTATGTTCATGTTTACTATTGTTATTTCTCCAATAATTGGATAATAGTAATTTTTTGATGCAACAAACGAATAAGTGTTAGGAGTTAGCCCATCAACAACAACCTCACCATCGATGTCGGTATAATAATCAGCTCCGTTAATTGTTATCTTTGCATTTTCAAGAACTCCACCCAAGGAACTTTCAACCGTAAATAAACACTCATATTCAACTAGTGCAACCATTTCAACAGAAACATTTATATCTGCGTCAACTATTTCAAAACTGTCTGAATACTCCGCAAAACCTATTTTGTTTACTGTAAATTCGCGCTCGCAAGGATATAAGTCAATTGTTGCTATTCCATTTATATCGGTATAAATTGCAGCTTCACCATCAATAAGTATAGCTGCTAAGTTTATAGGGTTTGTTCCATCTGTAACTGTAAACTCAATCTCAAATAATGGTGCTTCGAGTAATTGATATTCGATTAAAATTCCGGCACCAGAAACAACTATCGAACCTGAATATTTATAATACCCATACTTGTAAATAGTAAAAGGATATGTTCCATTAGCCAGATAAGTAAACGCCTCACCACCTGAATCAGTCTCTATAATATTGCCATCAATATTGATTATCGCTTCATTAACAAACCCAACTGAATCAGTTATTACAAATTCGATTAAATAAACAGGTGATAAAGAAACAATGCCGCCCTCAGATGAATTATAAAAGTAAACGTAACACGGATAACCTTTTATTCCTTTTACTATTTCGGTTTCGTTGTTGTAAATTGAACACATTGCGATATCTTCTCCAAATTGACGAACTGCTCTACAAGCTACGATATTAATAGCATATTCAGGAGCATTTTCTTCTGGATCGGTAAAAACTATTTCAAAAGGCTTGGTTATTTCCTCCACGTGAACCAGCGTTTCTGATGTTTGTTCAAAGTCTTCATAATCATCCATATACCCTCTTAAAATAGAATCAGCAATAAACATGAATCTACGAGTATTAGGAGTAACATCAGAATAAGGAATTGTTTTAAATGTTCCTTTTAGGGTTAATCCGTCATATACTTTTGCAAAAATATAGTTTGGAGCTGTTGCGGTATAAACAACATCAATTAAAAAAACGATAGGTGAATGAACCGCCAACAGGTTGCAATCATCCACATTGCTTTGATAAACAGATATGCTTGTAATCATTTGAATTGTTTTATTACGTCTGACTTAACATCTGTAAGAATTATCATTCCAATATCTTTCATTAGTTTATTGAACCTTCCCTTTGTCATTACATCGGTAACTAAACCGCCTGCGTTATATTGATTTGGAACTTTTATCCCTTCACGTGCAATCTTCCATGCTATTGCGTAAGGACTTGCATTTATCCCTTTTCTTTTTACCCAGTCTTTTAAAAATGTCGAGCCAGCCCAACCAACCCATGCCTTTAATCCTGATTGGTTTGTATTTGGTTTTCTGCCTGATTCCAAAACTCCTGAATATTTCGAACCCGAAATAGTAATTTTATATCCGTTACCTGTTGCACTTTGTTTTGTTTCTAAATCGTTTGCCCATTGCCCGGATGCTCGAAGTCCTAAACGATCATAATTTTTTATTAAATCCGTTTTCGATTCATTTAACCAGTTGTCTATTTTTTCTTTTATTGTCATTGAATAAACGTAATTGTACCTGCGACAAAATCAATATTAGTATCAAATTTATTTATTTCAAGTCTAAAATCAGCGTTTGTAACATCTAGCTCGTTGGCGCAAGCAAACAAGGTTATGTGATTAGCTAATAATTCCATCAAATCTAATAACCTTCTGTCGTATTTTTGTATAAATGTTTCGTCAAGACTTGCAGGAGTTCCATCGTTAAAAGTTTCTGATTCATCTATTAACAGCGTTTCCTCATCATCTTCAATTGCAGGAGTTCCATCATCATCAAACTTTACACCAAGCATTAAAATACCGTTGTAAGTTATTTGGGATATTTTGCCAGCATTGGTAAATTGTGGGGATGCGTTAAAATCTGCGGCTAAAACCAACTGACCGTTTTTGTATTCGTTTTGGCTTGCTTCGCAATTCTGAATAGATGATGCACCTGAGAGGAAAACCCATTTTTGTGTGGCTGCGTAAGTTCTTAACGAACCGATTAAATCAAACTTATCCATAAGCGTGCTTTTTGCAAAAATAAAACTTATTTAGACTAATTACAAATAAAATTACAACAAATAAAAAAACCTGAATAAATCAGGGATGATTAGCTTTAGATTTTATCTTCCATAACCTCTCCTGATATTCAAACAGTTTCTTTTTCGTGAACAACTCAGTAAAACATAATTCATAAGGCAACGATCTAATTGCTTCATATTTCGTTAGATCATCATTTGCAAGTGATCTAATTTGTAAATGAGTACCTAACATACTTAATTCGTCAATGCCTGCCTGTTTTTCTTCTTCGGTAACATCGTAACTAAGTGCCTGTTCTTCGATTAAATTTATTTTGTTTATTTCAGAAACGATCCAGCTTTTGAATTGACAAATGTCTATAAGTTTAGTATCACCTATTTTTTTTGAATCGATACCGCTTAGTTTTTCTATAAATTCAACAAGCCGCTCCCATGTTAGCTCATTCAAATAATATTGCATGTCCTTAATCAATCCGAAGGGTTGTTTCATTAATTCGTCAACCTCAAAAATATTAACCTCTTTATTAAAATTGAATGAATATTTAATTGCAAAATCATATTCGCTTTTATCCTCAAGTTCAAAATATTCTTTTAGTTTGATGTTTCGAAGTTCGATCATAACATTCTATTTCCTTTCCTTATTAGTCCAGGTTTAATTAAAGTTCGTGAAGCATAACGACCCGCATCAATTAAGTCATCATCTACATCAATCGGTATCTCTCCTCTTTTATCTAACCAAATCCAGTTATTAAGGTTCTTTTGTAGATTGAAACTTTCGGGATCAACTATTATAGTATAATCCCAAAGCATCTTAATATCATCTAAAATTAAACCCTTAACAACCGCCTGTATATTTAATCCTTGCCCTTTCAAATCCTGAATTGATCTAGGGCTTGCAGAATCCGCAACAATTAGTTTATCCATTACATTTCTGGACTTAATAATATTCCCAAGTTGAGTAGTGGATAAGCCAGAATGATATACTTCTTCTTTCCAATATAATAGTTTTTTAGGTCTATCAACTGCTACTTTTAACATAGCATCTGGGTGCTTGCTCCCAAAATCTAATCCATAAATAAAAGGTAATGAATTATCAAACTCTCCAAACTTCCAGTTGGTTAAAATAGCATCTTCGAGCCGCCCCTGCAAGCCTAATCCGTAAACCCTCCACCAATTCTCATTATCTTTGTTGGATTCTATTTCTTTTATCTGTTCGTAAGTCAAATATTCATTATCCAAATAAGTGGAATGCACTATTTCACATTCACGTTTTCCAATTATCTCATCATCTATCCAAAACTCACGGGTCGGATTATAATCCATAAATACTGAGCCACGTGTTCGAACCATTAAATGACGGATAATATCATAAGATTTAATATAATTACATTCATTTACATAAAGTATATCCCTTTCCGGACCGTGAACCTTTCCTAAATTCTCAACTCCAAAAAATTCGACAGTACTTAAACCAATCTTATAATATGATTCTGATATGTTCTTTATTTTTTCAGGAACTAAACCGTAAGATTGAATTATCTTATCAAAATCACGCATTGCGCCAAGCTTTAAATGAGGCAAAGCATAACTAACAATTGAAATAATCAACGGTTTTTTTGATTTTATTGCAACTAAAAAGAGAAGTTGAAGTATTGAGTAGGTTTTACTTGAACGTGTGCCGCCTTTGTCTATTATTAGCCTTTTTTTTTGGTTATACGCTATTAAGTTTTTTTCAAAGACAGCTGTAGTTCTAAACTCATTCATCAAGTTTTTCTATTTCTGTTTTTGTTTTTTCGGAAGAAACTATAATAGTCGGAGTCATAGTTCCATCCGAACTTCTATGATCTATATATTGCTGGTTCAATTTTTGATGTTCTTCTGGTGTACAAATAAGCCTATACAAGGCTAATAATTCTGCGGCCTTTTCTGATTTATATAATTTAGCACGAATAGATGACTTTGTTTTTGTTTTATTTTCTTCAAGCATTCCCTTAAGGATGTTGTATTCGTTGCAATCAACTGGAAAAAATCTGTAAAAAGTAGTTTTATCACAAGGCAAAAAAGCCACAATATCCTCAATAAAGAATAAATTATGGCTTTCTATTTGTTTTTTTGCTTGCTCAAATATTTTTTTCTTATCGTATGCCATTATAAGTTTAGATAATCCTCGTTTAATTCATCTCCAGACAAATATACACCTTTATTGTAAATTGCTAAATCATTTTTAATGTAAAAAGGTAAATTTGAATCATTACATATTCTTACTGCATCAAATATAAATTTTGTCCAATCTATATTTTTATCAATTCCTTTATAATTGTTTAACTTGCCTATTCTAACGTGATTAATAAATTTAGAAACTTTATTTAGAACGTTTAAAGACTGTTGAGGAATAATTACAGGTTCAAAACTTGCCCACGTAATAACTCCTTCTTCAGCAAACTTTTTTAATCCGTTTATTCTGCTTTCTGGTGTTGCTGCATACGGTTCCCATTCAATAGAGTCTTTTTCATTATCAAATGTAAGTGTAGAACCTATTTTAATTCTTTCTTTAAATTTTTTAATTATTTCTAAATCTTTTAATGCTTTTTCCGGCTGTTTGGTTAAAATAGCTACTTTATGCCCGTAAAAATTAAGAATTTCTAAAACCTTTCTTGTTTCTCCATTTTCAGCATTACAATACGGGTCGCCAGTAAATGAAAGCAATATTTGCTTACCGCAACCTCTGAATTTGGCGGCGGATTTTTCTAACTTCGTAAATTCAGTTGGAGAAATTACGTTTTCATGTTTATAACTGTTGCTAAATCTTCCAAGCATATTTGGAACATAGCAATATTTGCAACCATGGTCACAACCTTTAAAATAATTCAGTGCTAATGGGCTGTATTCTCTTGCCCTGCCTGCTGGTTCGTAAATGTTCATTTTTTTTGTTTTAAGTTTTAAAATATGCTTAAACCTTTTTTGTTTTTTATCTAATTGCAAATATTCAGTCCTTACTATTGCACCTTTTTTTAATCTAAAATCAACAATATCATTTGTTAATGTAAAATTTTCCAGATCACTTGGTTTTATTATATAAACTTTTTGGCCCATTATTAAACAAAATTAGTTTAAACTAAAATTAGTTGTAGCTGCAAATTCATTAAATTCATTATCATAAAAATTAAATATTGCAGCCGCTATACTTACATCCCAATTAAAAAGAATTATCAAACTCATTCCTTTTACGTTAAATTTCATAAATTTACCTATGTGATTTATGTTTTGCGGTTCTATTGGATTAATTTGCTTCATATTAGTTTAAATAGATGTTAAAAATAATATAATTAAATATAGATTGACAATAATAAAGTCTATAAATTGGCGGATTTTTAATGTAAACTTCCATGCTTTTCATATTATAAAATTAATTTATACCCCAGACTTTTAAAAAGTTATTCAAAACCCTTATG